CTTAGATAGTGCAATCAATCCTACGTTATATCTTAATCGTGGTCAAAAATACAATTTCGTATTATCGGCAGCGTCTGAACCATTTTATATTAAGACTGCTGCTAGCACCGGCACTGGAGACCAGTATACAAAAGGTGTAACTGGAAATGGTACTCAATTCGGTACTGTTACATTCACTCCTACTATGGATGCAGATAGCTCACTATTCTACCAGTCTTCTGTTACTGGTGGATATAGTGGTATTATTAAAGTGATTACCTAATGTACGAGTATCGCTGTAAAATCTTAAGAGTGATTGATGGCGATACGGTTGACGTCGATATTGATTTAGGGTTCGGCGTTTGGTTACATAAAGAAAGAGTTAGATTATTTGGAATTGATACACCAGAATCTAGGACAAGAGATTTAGAAGAAAAGAAATACGGACTGGCTGCTAAAGCATTTGTAGAGGAACAAATGCCAGTTGGTTCAGATCAGATATTACAGACACAAAAAGATAAGACAGGAAAATTTGGCAGAATACTTGGAGTTTTTATAGTTAACAATAGAAATCTAAATGAGTTGATGATACAAGAACATCATGCTGTTTCTTATTATGGCCAATCAAAAGAGGAAATAGCAGAAGCTCATTTAAAAAATCGTGAGCTAGTGGAAATATGAAAGACAATGTCAAGAGTGACTACGATTATTCTAGAGAAACATACTATGACCTTTTAGAAAAAGGGCGTGAATCTTTAGAAGATATGATTGAGGTTGCTCGTCAATCTGAACATCCACGAGCTTATGAAGTTTTGTCTGGTATGATTAAAAACATCTCTGATGTTAATGATAAATTGATGGACTTGAACAAAAAGAACAAGGACATGAATAAGGAAGAAGAAGTGAAGCAAGTTGGTAACACTACCAACAATGTTTTTCTAGGGTCAACAGCAGATCTGCAAAGACTTTTGAAAGACGAGAGTAATATTATTGATGTCACGCCAGAACCAGAATGACACTTACCTTGGTAATGTAAATGTAAAACGTGACGGTGTTATCCAAGAGTGGGATGAACATCTCGTAAAAGAGTATGCGAGATGCATGAAAGATCCTGCCTATTTTGCCAGAAAATATTGTAAGATTATTTCCTTGGATCAAGGGCTGGTTCCGTTCGAACTATATCCTTACCAAGAAAGAATGTTCGAGGTTTTCAATGAGCATCGCTTCAACATTGTATTGGCTTGCAGACAATCCGGAAAATCGATATCCGCATGCGCGTACCTACTTTGGTTTGCCCTCTTCAATTCGGAAAAGACGGTTGCGGTTCTTGCTAATAAAGGGGCGACAGCTCGGGAAATGTTATCTCGTGTCACGCTTATGTTGGAGAACATTCCGTTCTTTTTGCAGCCTGGAACGAAAGCACTTAATAAAGGATCCCTTGAATTTTCAAATAATTCTCGTATCATTGCTGCTGCTACTAGCGGTAGCTCTATCAGGGGTTTATCTGTAAACTTACTTTATCTTGACGAGTTTGCGTTCGTGGAGCGAGCCAATGAATTCTATACCTCCACATATCCGGTTGTATCTTCTGGCAAGGATACAAAAATTATCGTTACATCGACAGCAAATGGTATTGGCAACACTTTCTATAAGATATGGGAAGGAGCTACTCAAGGAGTTAATGAGTTCAACGCGTTCCGAGTCGACTGGTGGGATGTCCCAGGACGAGACGAAGAATGGAAACAACAAACCATAGCTAACACTAGTCAGCTGCAGTTTGATCAGGAGTTTGGAAATACATTCTTTGGAACGGGCGATACACTGATCGGTGCCGAAACTCTGATGGGATTCAGAGCAGAGAATCCAAAGAGAATTACAGAAGGTGGCGATGTTCTAATTTACGAAGAACCCATCAAAGGCCACGATTATATCATGACCGTTGATGTGGCGAAGGGAAGAGGACAGGATTATTCTACATTCAATTTGATCGATATTAGCGTTCGCCCGTTTGCACAGGTTGCTGTATATCGCAATAACACTATCTCTCCACTACTCTTCCCAAATGTTATTTATAAATACGCGAAAGTCTACAACAATGCTTATATTGTAGTTGAATCAAACGACCAGGGTTCAGTCGTATGTAATGGATTGTATCATGATTTGGAGTATGAGAATATCCATCTAGAATCTGCGGTCAAAGCAGATTCAATTGGAATCATGATGAATCGTAAAGTCAAAAGGCTTGGCTGTTCAGCAATTAAAGATATCTTAGAAAATAATAAATTAAATATCGTAGATGAAAATACGATTATTGAAATATCAACGTTTGTAGCCAAAGGACAATCATTCGAAGCTTCAGACGGAAATCATGATGATTTAATGATGAACTTAGTTATGTTTGGCTACTTTACATCTACGCAATACTTCGGTGACCTAACAAATATTAATCTTAAAAGTATGTTGTTCGATCAAAGAATGAAAGAAATCGAGGACGATATTGTACCATTTGGATTTATTGATGATGGTAGCGATGTTATCGATAAGCTCGAGCGGAATGACAATGATTGGGCGATTGAATACGACCCTAATTTATGATTTATATAAATAATAGCATAAGTGAACAACCGTATTATGAAAAACTTATAATTAGTAACCGAGAAGGAAAAAAGTATGGCACTCTTTACACCGTCCGAATCTCCTGCGGTTGTCGTCAAAGAAATAGATCTGACTGGCGGTGTGCCTAATGTCCAGTCAACTACAGGCGGTATCGTAGGTAATTTTAGGTGGGGTCCTGTCGAGCAGAGAACATCGGTAGCAAATGAAGCTGATCTTGTAGAAAAATTTGCTTCACCCGATTCTGCAAACGCAATCGACTTCCACAGCGCATCTTATTTCTTGCGCTACTCTAGTTCTCTTCAGGTTGTCAGAGCTGTAACATCTGCTGCTAAAAATGCAAATGCTACTACCGGTAAAACCTCTGTCGCACCGACCTCAGTAGAATTAGTTAAAAACACGACTGACTTTGATGCACAAAGATCTGCATTAGATTCAGACACTCATTCCTTTATTGCTCGTTATCCAGGCGCTTTAGGTAACAGCATTAAGGTTGAAATGTGTGGAGCTTCTACGTCTAACACCGCATTTGATGGTTGGGCTAGAAAGTCTTCATTCGACGCTGCACCTGGAACAAGCTCATTTGCATCGAATAGCAATGCATCAAATGATGAACTTCATATTGCTGTTATCGATAATGATGGTAAACTTACTGGTACAGCAGGAACAGTTTTAGAAACATATCCTTTTGTTTCTGGAGGAACTAACGCAAAGAACCCAGATGGAACAAACAACTACGCTAAAGACGTAATCAATGAAAGATCCGAATACGTTTGGATGGTCAACTTTGATTCTGACTTTATTGCAGCTGGTGCAAGTACAGCTATTGACAGTGGTGATAACTTTGTCACAACTGCAGGTGTATCTAACTTTGCATTCGCAAATGGAGCCAACTCTGGAGCACTGGGAACTTCTGAATTTTCTACCGGTCATGACCAGTTCGAAGATAAAGATCAAGTAGAGCTTGATTTCCTTATCGCACCTGGTATGACTTCACGCACAGATCAAACTACTGTTGTTAACGATCTGACTGCAACTGCTCAAAACACACGTAAAGATTGTGTAGTTGTTGCATCACCAGCACGTAGCGATGTAGTAAATCTGACAAATGCATCTACGATTACTACAAATGTTACTACCACCGCAGACACCTTTACCAACTCATCCTATCTTATTATGGATGGTAACTATCTGAAAGTCTATGATAAGTTTAACGATCAATTCATTCAGATTCCTGCTGCTTCTTCGACTGCCGGCCTGATGGCAGCCACGGATCTTAACAGAGCTCCATGGTTCTCGCCAGCAGGTCAAAGAAGAGGCCAATATCTTGGAGTTACTGCAATTCCTTACACACCGACCAAGGCACAGCGTGATACGCTTTACAAGGCGGGTGTTAATCCAGTTGCAAATATTCCAGGTGCAGGTACTATCCTGTTTGGTGATAAGACAAAACTTGCAAGACCTTCTGCATTCGATCGTATTAACGTACGTCGTCTTTTCCTTGTCCTCGAAAGAGCAATTGGAAGAGCAGCAGAGTCGGTTCTCTTTGAATTCAATGATGAATTTACAAGAGCAGAATTTGTTAACATCGTTGAGCCAGTGTTAAGAGAAGTAAAAGGTCGTCGTGGTATTACTGACTTTAAGGTTGTTTGTGACGAAACAAATAACACTGCAGCAGTGATTGATCGCAACGAGTTTATTGCTAGCATCTTCATCAAGCCGGCTCGGTCCATCAACTATGTCACTCTTAATTTTGTGGCTGTGAGAACTGGCGTCGACTTCGAAGAAGTCGTAGGTACAGTGTAAGGAGATAGAAAATGGCAGTATTAGGAGTTGATGACTTTAAATCCAAGCTGAGAGGTGGAGGCGCTCGCCCTAATCTATTTAAGGCGACAATCAACTTTCCGGCTTACGCAGATGGCGATGCAGAATTAACATCGTTTCTCTGTGAAACAGCACAGCTTCCAGGATCGAATATGGGAACGATTATCGTACCGTTCCGTGGTCGTCAGTTAAAAATGGCTGGTGATCGTACATTCGCTGAATGGACAGTATCGATTATCAATGACACAGACTTTGCAGTGCGCAACTCTCTGGAGCGTTGGATGAATGGAATGAATGCTCATTCTGCCAACACGGGCTTAGCCTCTCCTGTTGCATACGAAGCAGATCTGAAGATTGAGCAATTAGATCGAGCTGGTGCTAGTGTCAAGGAATACATCTTTAGGGGAGCATTTCCTACAGACCTTGGTGCAATTGACGTAAGTTACGCTACGAATGATGAGATTGAAAGGTTCACATGCACCTTCCAGTATCAGTACTTCGATGCGAACAATCCGTCAACCACAACCTAAATAAATAAAGGGAGGACTGGACAACTGGTCCTCCCTCTATTAAGGAAAAGAAAATGGCTGAAGATAGATCAATTAAATTATTTGGATTTGAAATTAAAAGGGCGCCGGTCGATGACCCTAAGAAAAGACCGTCTATCGTTCCAGCTCGTGATGACGATGGTGCTGGATATGTAACAGCATCCGGTACTCACTACGGACAATACATTAATTTAGATGGTGACGACTCTAAAGATAACTATAATCTAATCATGAAATATCGTGGAGTCTCAATGCATCCGGAAGTTGATGCAGCCATCGAAGATATCGTAAATGAAACAATCGCTGGTAGCGAATTGGAACAACCTATCGATATCAATTTAGATAATTTAGAAGTCAGCGATAAAATTAAGAAAACAGTTAAAGAAGAATTTGATAATATTATCGGCATGATGAATTTTCATGAGCTTGGCCACGATATTTTTAGAAGATGGTATGTTGATGGTAGATTATACCACCACTTAGTTGTCAATGAAACAAACCTCAAAGCTGGTATTGTAGAGATTCGTCCTATTGACGCAGCTAAAATGAGAAAAGTCAAGCAAGTCAAGAAGAAGAAAGATCCTGAGACTGGTGTACAACTGATTGAAAAAGTCGATGAATACTACATCTATCAAGAAAAGCCAGGATCGTCACAACAAGGTGGTGTGAAGTTAAGTGTTGATGCAGTTAGCTATTGCACATCTGGTTTATTAGATGAAGGCAGAAAGAAAGTTGTTTCTTATCTGCACAAAGCTTTAAAGCCAATTAATCAATTAAGAATGATGGAAGACGCTCTGGTTATCTACCGTCTCGCTCGCGCGCCTGAGCGCAGAATGTTCTACATTGATGTTGGTAATATGCCACGTGGTAAAGCAGAACAATACATGAAAGATATCATGTCAAGATATCGTAACAAACTCGTGTATGATGCTGCCACCGGACAAATTAGAGATGATCGTAAACACCAAGCAATGATCGAAGATTTTTGGTTACCTCGTCGTGAAGGTGGTAGAGGCACGGAGATTTCTACATTGCCGGGTGGCCAAAACTTAGGTGAGATTGAGGATATCATTTACTTCCAAAAGAGAATGTTTAGATCTTTGAATGTTCCTATCAATCGTTTGGAACAGGAAGCACAGTTTAGTTTAGGCCGGTCTACAGAAATTTCACGTGATGAATTAAAGTTCCAAAAGTTTATTGATAGACTGCGTCGTAGATTCGCTGGTCTGTTCTATGATATTTTGAGAAAGCAGCTGATCCTCAAAGGTATTATTACCGAAGAGGATTGGAACACAATGAAGAATGACATTGTTGTCGATTATGTTCGTGATAATCACTTTACAGAATTAAGAGATGCTGAGATTTTGAGAGAAAAACTTCAGACGATGGATCAGATTACTAATTATGTAGGCGAATACTTTTCGAAAGAATGGGTACAGAAAAACGTTCTTCAATTTAGTGATGAGGATATTGAGGGAATCAACAAAGAAATTAAAGGAGAAGATCCGGACCAAGAGGCTGAAGCTGATGGCGATATCGACTAATTTTAAAATAGCTAGTCGAATAGGCAAAATGGCTCGAAATGATACAGTGACTAGCGCAGGTACTATTGATGCTGCCGGTGCTGTGGTATATGACAGCGCCGGTGTATTTCCTTTGTCTGGTAACACTGTTGGTGATACGGCTTTTACTGCTAATATGGGTGATAGTGCTCGTGAATATATTTTCAATGGAAATGGCTGGTACCAAATTAACCGAGGTTCTTAAAAGGGATAATAATGGCTGAATCAATTAATAGAGATATTGCAACAAGTATTTCAGCTGCTGTTAAGGCTGATGCTATTACTTCAGCCGGTGCGGTTGCAAGTACAATAACAGTAGTTGATTCTACTGGAGCGTTGCCTCTCTCTGGCCAATCCGCCGGTGATAGAGCATTTGTAACTGATAGTAATTACTACTACATTCATAATGGAAGCGGTTGGTTCCAGATTGCGTTAATTAACACTACTCCTACTTTTACGAGTATTGCCGTTAGCGGCGATTCTGTTGCTGCTGACACAGCATTTGCACTATCAGCCGACGGTGATAATACTGTAATTACTCTTACAGCTACTGATGCGGAGGGAATTACTGTTGTATACAATGCAACATCTGATGTTGGCTTTGATAGTCTAGCTTCTTTTTCACAAAGTGGGAACACTGTTACTATCACGCCAAAAAGTCGAGATTCAGCAGTTACCAATACCGGTACACTGACCTTTACTGCATCAGACGGAGTTAATATTAGTTCGGCTGTTCGAACTTTTAGTCTAACATTCGCTCCGCCGGTGCACACTGGTAAAAACTCTCTTTTTCTTAAAGCAGATAACACCGCACCAACAGCGCCAACAGATGAATCATCTAATAGTTTATCTATTAGCACCGTTGGTACTCAAACAGAAGCCTTTTCGGGTGCGCATCCATTTGGATTAGGTTCGTCTTATGTCTTTAACGGTACGAGTGGACGAATTAATTCAAATGCTAATAATAGATTCGATATTACGACAGGCGATTTCACTTTAGAAGGATGGTATTACAATGAAGGTAGCTCCGGTACCATCATACATAGCGCGTACTGGTCTGGCGGA